ACTCGGTCAAGAGACTCGAAGTTGTTACCAGCAGCACCATCAACGTCAGCACACATCATTTTATTGATGACTTCAGCGTGATGTTTACCCATTTCTTCTTTCATGACTGAGCGTATGTCGCCCATTCCGTCATCCTTGTCTGCAAGGAAGATAGCAGTTTCAGACATATCGAACGTGTGTGCGATTGTCTTTGGTTTTGCTGCTACATGTTGGAATGCTGGTTTAATAGTTTCAGGTAGTGTGCCGTTCTCTGCAATACCGCTACCAGCAATTGCTCCATCGTTTGGCCTTTGAGTGATAACACGCCATCCGCTTCTATCCCATGGTTTCTTTGGTAGGATAGAGAATGCGTTAAATTCTTGATTTAATTGTGACCATACTTTGCGACCGTAGATTGCTTGGTATGTTCCACCTGTTGTTGACAGCATAGGGCTGTCGGCCTTGAGTAATTCACTACCTGAATATGAGTAACCCATTGCGTTACCTGCTCCATAGTAGTATCGTTCCATATCTGTTATTGTTCGTACGTAATTTCGTGCCATTTTTTTTCATCTCCTATTTTATATTATATATTCTATATCACTCAAATGCTTTTGATGCTAGGTTATGTACCTCATCCCATGTCATCTTTGCTAAATCCTCTGTTGAAGGAACTGTTAGTGACGGTGCGTTAGCATCTGATTTTGTAATTGATTCTCCTGTTTCCACAGGAGTACTGATTGATTCAATGCGCTCTGAAAGTGCACTGATTGCTTTGTTAATCTCATCTAGAGGTCCACGTGCATCGTATGCTGCTGCTTCTGCTTTTGCAACTTCTGTTGTACGCTCTGACGCATATCGAGATGCGAAGTCAGATTCTAGAGAGCCACGGAACTCTTCTTCAAGAGCCGCTGCTTTGTATACTTCATATGCAGACTCAATGTCTGTTTCTGAAAGTGATGCTGGGTTAATGAAATCAGATTTCTTAACTTTTCCACCTGTTGTTGCTGCAATAGCACCAGTTGATGGGTTTCCACCTTCTTGTGTTCTACCCGGTGCTTGACCAGTTAGACCTTTGTGATTAGCAGAAATCTCTTCAGGTGTTGAACCTAGGTTTGCTTTCTCTAAGTCATCGAAGTGAGTACGTGCTTCAGCAGTATCTACTCCAGCACTCTTTAGAGTGTCTTCCATCCAGTTAAGGTAATCGGATGTGATAACATCAGAATATTCTGACTTTTCTACGTCAGCATCTTCTTTCTTTTTGTCATCTTTTGCATCTTCTTTACCATCTTTCTTGTCAGCAATAGCCTCTTTCAATGCTGGTGGCATTTCGCCTTTCTCCATATCGTCAAGTCTGCCTTCTAATCGTGAAAGTACGCTTCCAAGTTGTTTCATCATTTCGTTATCATTTTCTGTTTCTGTCATTTTAGTCACTTCCGTGTTATTATTATCTTCTTTTAGTATGCTGAATGTTGCTTCGGGATTGATGCCTTTTTCACAAATGGTTATCTCATGTAATTCCAGTTTACTTATTTCTTGGTAATCTCCACGTTTTGGGTCAGATTTTCTGACTCTTTTAAACGCTTGACCACCTATACTGAAACCTCTGAGAACGCCTTTTCTAATCTCTGCTGAGACCTCTTTTGCTTTCTCGATGTCGTCTCGTAATTTTACAACTACAAACATTCCGACATCATCGACTTCGCTTTTCCACAACCTCCCTTCATTATCTGTGTAATTCGGTACTACGTCTCCAACTTGTATATTACTGTGAGCCAATTGAACATTACGATATGACGGATTTTCCATGAATTTCCGAAATGCGTGTTTCAATGCCTCCTTTGTTATTACGTCGCCTTGCTTGTCTACAACTTCCACACTGGCATAACCAGCGACGATGAGGTCATTAGCACCCTTGAGGATACTGATTGGCTCATTGCCGTTTCTGAATAGTTGTTTACTACCGAGCACACTAATCCATCCTACGTAATGCCTTACTACATATATGCTGCGGGACTACTAATCAAGGCTTCTTCCCTCAAAATCGTTTGACTGCTCTTCATTTTGCTTCTTTTTCTGCTTTCTACCCGGATAGTCATCGGGCTTCTCGAAGTCTTCAGTAGGGCGTTCTTTCATATCCCAGTCAGGTAAAGATTGTTCTGCTGTAAGAGAAGTAGGACCGCGAGGGCTTTCTATACCACTTCCTAAATCTATTCCTAAACCTCTACCTGCCATGTTACTATGTCCTTTTTGCATTTTATCTAATGCTCTTTCAATTAGTAATAGCGCCTTCGCCATATCGTTTGGCTTCATAATTAAGTTTCTATCTTTCTTAGGTTTCAAGATACCAGCGCTTTCTTCTTCTATTTGCTCTTCATCTAATTCGGGTTCAATCTGAGTCTCTTCCCCTACTTTCTCTTGTATCTCAATTTGCGTTTCTTCTTTTAACAATTGAATTAAACCATTTTGCCAATAAGACTCAAGACTCTTTGCTAACTTTAATGAGTAATCTGAATTGGTTATTTCACCGATAGCAGCCACCGGATTTACAGCCTCGTTATTTACAATATCATATTTTACAATATCTTCGGGTAATCTGATAATAAAGTGACTATCATCAATCTCCATAGTAAAAGGCACATGGTATAGAATATTAGATTTAGCAAGTAGTACCCACTTTGGATGCTTCTCCTCTCCTTTCATGTAAGTAGATTTAGCATCTCGTAGCAATAACTTATCAGAATCTTTACCTAACTCTTTCACTGCATCTTCTAATCCAACCTCATCTGTAATTCTAATATCAGATGGGCTAGGTATGAATACTGGATGGTAACTTTCAAATTGCCCTCTTAAAATTTTAATGCGCTCCCTTGTAGTTAATTCAGTAACATCATCAGTATCATATAATAAGATGTCATTAATATAGAAATCACCATCATCCATTATTCCGTCAACAACATAATTTTTCTTGCAAGCCGCTTTAAATGAACTTCTTAGTTCATCGCTACAAGATTGATTTAAACCATTTTCGTCTTCTATTGCTATTCTACCATTCTTTTTACTAACTTTACATCTCTTACCGTCTTTGTGAATAGATACAACCCATTCACCAGTAAAACCTCTTAATTCTGACATATCTTTTAATTCAAAGATTCTATGTAGTGGTTCTATTAATGGTATTTCTTTAGGTAAATCTGCTTTAGATACATTCTGATAATCATCACTTGGTGTTTTACCATCAATATTTTGAGTCATTTGTGTAGGATTTTGAGCAAAAGGTTCTGCGTTACCCATCATAGTTTGTAATTGTTGAGGGTTGTGTGTATCTTGATGTAAAGCCTGTATGTAACTCAAAGGCACAGAAGGGAAGTTCTCTTCACTCATATTAGTGCCAACAACAGGGTTACCGTCATAATCGTGTTCTGTACCAATTTCTGCTTTTTTTCCACTCCAACCCCAATCCATTAGACCGCTAGTAAAATGGTCATGGGGAACTAAACCTTCTAAACTTCTGTGAGGTTTGATTTGCTCAGTTGTCCAACCAATACTGTGAATTGTTTCAGGCTCAACTTTAGATTTCAAATCAATATCAGGGCTAGTGTCAAAAGAAAGAATGTTACTAGCCATATCTTTTCTTCTAGCATGGTGATACTCTAATGACTTCCGCCCTTCTCTACTTTCGTGTAATAAAGTGCCTTCATTGCTTTTATTATGAGCGTTAGTTTGTTTACTTTTTACACCTAAAGGAGCAGGTGCTTGGTGATATTGTAAACCATAACCATCTAATTTTTGTTCTTGTCTAGCATTTTGATGTAAAAAGTTCAAACTTTGATATATAGGATTATTACCCTTAAACGTAGTAATTGCTCTATCGTAATCCTTGTTTTCAGTTCCAGCGCCGCCAAGCGAGTTCTTTTTTCTTGTAGGTGGAAATTTCCCACGAGCCTCTCTTAATGTATTATCTAGATGAGTGTGTACATCATCATTTCCTTTTATTGAAAACATTTCTTTATTTTTTGGATTCCATTGTAATCCTAATGTAGCAAGTTGACCAAGGCTATATGCATTTACTGGACCTGATAAAGTCTGTAAATATCTTTGAGCATGTTCTTTATGAACATCGTCGTTAGGTAAATTTAACATTTCTAAAACATCGTTTACATTATGTTTACTAGGGTCAATTGTATTGTTTGTCATTTGACCATATTCTTTCATTTTCTTGGCTAAATCATAATGTACATCTGATGTCATATCTTCTTCTTTAGATGAATGATGATGTCCTCTAATAGAAATATTATGATTCCCATCTATGTACAGTCCTCTTTGAGCATCTTTAATTCCCCTCAAAGTATTTACTAAAGCCTTAGGATTATTTTCATGGAATGCATCGGGATGTTCTTTTAAAATTGCAGGTTTTATTTTTGTTCTAAAGTATTCAGCGACCGCATTTCTATCATCTGTGTTAGATTCTTCTAAATTTGAACGTACATTACCAATATCGCCACGTGGTTTGGACTTTCCACCATATTCTCTTTGTCTTTTTGTTGCAGTTGCGTATTGTTCTTGTAATGGCTGAAGCATACTTTTTAGGTATTTTATTTTTTCAGGGTCATTTGTATTTTCAAATTCTTCTTGTATAGATAGTAACTCGTCAAAGAAGCCTTCGGGTAAAGTATCTTTAGGATTTTTAATAGCACTAGATGGTAATGCATTCATAACGTTATCTATATCATCACTTGTACTCAAAAAATTAGGGTTATTTTCTATATCTTTGAAGTTTAAGAATCTTTGCGCTGGGTCATTAGGTGGTTTAGTTCTTCCATTTACTGTTGCAAGAAAATGCGATTCACCTGCTAAATCTCTAACAGATGTTTCACCTTGAATATTGTATTGTTGTTGTTCTTTTTTAGTCAATTTTTTATATTTCTCTCTCGACATTATACTTCTAGCACTTGTAGAAGTATAAGCGTTAGATGTAAGTTTGCTCGTCAAATATTTAGTAAGTGAAGTATTATACTTTTTATCTACACCGTGTTCTAACAAAGGTGCTAAACCGGGAGACCGAGTATGGTCGTGGTCACTACTGTTTGTTTTACTGTTTCTTCCTTTACCTTGTTTACTTCCAATTAAATTTTGAGAGTGTGAAGTTGCATCTGTTTTTGATAAAATACTTAAAGCAGATAAATGATTTGTTTGGTTTGTAGGTAAATAATCAGAATGAAGATGGGAGTAAGCCCCCACAGCAGAAGGGTTTGCAACTATTGTAGTATCTTTCTTTTTAACACCAAAAGGTGATGTAGAACCTGCTGTCAAGGTACTTATTTTTTCCTCCATATTATGACTCCAATCATATCCTTTTGATTTAAAATCGTGTAATATTTCTGTAAGTGTAGTAATAGGTCTACCAACACCACCTCGATTAGTAAATGGATGAGAAAACGGATATGCTAAAGTTCTAAGTTTACCTTCATGGTCATAGTAGTGTTTTTCTTCTCCTTCTTCTAAAAGAGGATTATCTTTTCTAGGACCGTGTGGTGCTCTAAATGCTCCCATCGCATTCCTTATATCTTTAGATTTAGAGGAAATACCTATATTTCTATCTAAATTTTTCAAAACCTCTGACATTACAGGTTTATTTAAGAAAGGTTCTTGTTGTCCTTTAAACATTGAATGTATAGATTTAGTTAAATCGTTTTTATTGTATCCTACTAAATTATGTAATCCTTCAGGAGTTAAGAGTACATCGCTACTTGCATGTATTTTTTTACCAAATGCTTCTTTCATAGTTTTACCTTGACTAAGGCTTTTTTGATATTCTTCTATATCTCTTGCATCAAACGGAGGTAAATTTTTTCCTTCTTTATCTGCTAAAATACTATTTTTATCTAAATTTCCATGGTCTAATAACCCATCCCCTTCGTAATGGTCTTCTAAATTTTTAATTAACATTTCATGAGCCGTTGCGTCA